ATGTTAATAAGTTGTCTGTCCTGTGTCGGTAAATCGACCGGTCAGGCAGAAAGGAGAAACGATATGAAGTCAATGAAAGAAATTTATCTGGCAGGCGGATGTTTCTGGGGAACCGAACATTTCCTGAAGCAAATAGAAGGTGTAGAAGTTACCCAAGTGGGATATGCAAACGGAAATATAGCCAATCCTACCTATCAGCAAGTCTGTACAGGTACTACGGACTTTGCCGAAACCGTAAAAGTACAGTATGATTCTGATAAGGTGACCTTGTCTTTTCTTATCGACCTTTATTTCAAGACAATTGACCCTACCAGTCTGAACCGTCAGGGAAATGACCGTGGTACTCAGTATCGCACAGGCATTTATTATACCGATGCAGCCGATCTGCCTGTTATCCGTGAAACCGTTAGCCGTCTGGCTGCCAACTACACCCGCCCGCTGGAAGTGGAAATTGAGCCGTTGAAGAATTTTTATCCGGCAGAAGAGTATCATCAAGATTATCTGGATAAAAATCCGGGCGGCTACTGCCATATCAATCCTGCGCTATTCGACCTGGCGCGTAAAGCAAAGATGAAGAAACCGGTGGCGGCTTACAGTAAGCCCGATGATGCAACTTTGCGTTCGCAACTCACCGCAGAACAGTATGCCGTTACTCAGAAAAACGCCACCGAACCGCCTTTCCGTAATGCCTACTGGGATGAACACCGTCCGGGCATCTATGTGGATATTACTACGGGTGAACCTTTGTTCGTCTCTACCGATAAGTTCGATTCCGGTTGCGGATGGCCCAGTTTCTCCAAGCCGATTGACCGCAAGCTGATTCAGGAGAAAGCAGATACCACTCACGGAATGGTACGTACGGAAGTCCGTAGTAAAACAGGTGATGCCCATTTGGGACATGTCTTTACAGATGGTCCTGCCGATAAAGGCGGATTGCGTTATTGCATCAACAGCGCCTCTTTGCGCTTTATCCCTAAAGAGAAGATGCAGGCAGAAGGATATGGTGAATATTTAGAACTGGTAAAATAATACACAATGGACATATTATTACTAAGTAATGAGGATACGTGCCGCAGCCGTATCGCACAAGAACTCCTGCACACATTTGGCAGAGGAATGAATATTTCTACGGCAGGAGTTATGGAAGGAATTTGCGTTCCCGATGCCGTATGCAATGTGATGGAGCAAAACGGTTACGGCATATCGCGTAAAAAGCCTTCCGGTGTCGGAGTATATGCGCATCGGTCATGGGACTATGTTGTTACCCTGTGTAAAGAAGCTGAGGAAGAACAGAGCTTCCTCACCCTCAATGCCAAACGGCAGGTGCATTTTAACTTTGAAGACCCTTTTAAAAATCGTTTTCAAAGCGAGAGTGAACAGGAGCAACAAATAGCAACCCTCTATGAAACAATGTATCGGCAACTGTACGAGTTCTATCGCGATGAATTGAGCGAGCAACTATTGCCCCGTTGTACGTGCGGTGCAAATACTTATTGCCGTTGCGAATAGCTTTTTTTGACTGCTTACGCTATTCAATCTTTGTCCGAATATCACTGGGATTCTTCTTTTTTCAGTAAAGGGGAGCGGTATTTATAAGTATGATTTAATTATAAATATCCGGATATAAAATAGTCAATGCCTTATAAAGGTTTGTCTCTTTTACAATAGTCTCCTCTTTATTATCAAGCTTGATTCCCGGTTCTTTCTGGCATAGATACGTTCTCATGCTTTGGCCTTCTTTTGTATGGAAATTATCTAAAGCCATATCAATGTATCCCCAATAATTATTTAAGGGATGATTGGATGCACTGCGTATACTGTTTATATAATCCGCAAATCCAAATTTCCGCAGAATCCGAAACGAAGCGTTCGATTTTCAGGAAAAGGGACAAAACGAAGCGTTCAAAAAAGGAAAGCGCGCAACACTCAAAAAGCCGAAACAAAAGTTTTGTAATGACCTCTGTTTCGGCTTTATAATTTCATAAAAAATGGCTTTATAACGGCATTAAAATAGGGCTCAAAAGTTTGGCCTTCTGCTTGAAAAATTGTATCTTTGTTCAGTGCTAAGCAGCTGTTTTATGAACTAATTTTTCCTGTTTCTTATACAGCATCATGTCTGTATATTCGGCAGAATAATTCATGTGGGCATTGAATTCCTTTTTTGTACAACCCTCAAAAGGATTGCCAATGGTTCTGTTTGCTCCAATCCATTCACACAGTTCAAGTATGGAGGATTTATTGGATGTGAAATAAACGAAGGAATGCTTTTCGAGTATCTTTAAAACATCCAAATAATCAGACAAGTGCCAATACATATTGTACGTACCAACATCAGTGGAAAGATAAGGCGGATCAATTAAAAAGACGACTCCGGGAACATCCTTATATTGGTTGAATACTGCTTTGTAGTCGCATGATACAATTTCAAGCCCTTTTAAGTAGTCAGAAGACTCCGGATAACCGGTCTTGCGAATGTTGTTATAAAGGACTTCCTTGCGCATTTCGGCTACAGACAATTTATACTTCATGGAGAACATAAGTGAGGATGATAAGGTTATAAAATCCACGTACCCAATATTTAGTTCTTCTTCCTCGATACGTTTAAAAATGCGTTCTCTAAGTTCCCCTTTAATTGGTTTATGTTTGGGTATCGAATTACCCACCAGCTCCCTAATATCGGCAAGCAGTTTATTTGTCTGTGGGATATTTTTCAGTCTGAACCGGTAGTTGTCGAAGTCATTGTAGACAACAGTAGCATCGGGCTTGCTTCTTTTGGCTATATGCGAAAGAAGTCCGGAACCGCCAAACAAGTCCACAAATACGGTATCTTCAGGGAACTGTTCCAAAACTTTAATAAACTCTTTAGCAAACATTCTTTTTTGGCCTACAAATGGCAGTGGTGCAGATAAATTCATATTCTTCATACGTTCAAGTCAAATTTAATGTTTTCAACTCCGGATAACAGTTCCAGAGTCCGGTCAATGTTATTTTCATATATATGCACATTTCCAAGGTCAAGGGTTATGGACTTCAGGGGAAGCTCCACCTGCCTTGCCATCAGATAAAGATGATAAATATCAGCCGGAAGCCCAAGGTTCGCATCAGAACTACGCTGATATGCAGATAGCACCAGTTCTCCCTCATCAATTTGGAACTGCACAAGACTCAGGCAGGGTGCCTGGTTGCTTTCCACCCCGGTTTCTCCAAGAAACAGGACATAATTCTTGCTGTTGCGCTTTTCCCGGTTAATCCTGGTTATGAGGGGTGGAAGCTTTTCAAAGTAAGTTGGATAGCTGTTTACAAGGGTATGGCCGCAATAATCCCACCAGGTAATCCCTGCCTCTTTGTATTTTTCCACATCCCGGACTCCCTGCATAAATTGATAGCTATATCGGTAATCGGATGATATGGGAAGAGTTGAACTATTACAAGGAAAACCACTCGCTGTTGGGGAAACATCCGGCTTTTGCCGAGTTCCGCCGCAGGAGTGAGCTTCTGAAACTTCCGGTCAAGGAACTGGTACGTAGGCTGAGACAGGTGGAGAATAATATTTGGCGGGTTAAGTCGGAACTGGCGAAAGGGGATAAACCGCATTTGGATGCGATTCGCCGTGAAAGGTTGGCCGGCTATGAGAAGGAGCTGGCAGATATAAATCGTCTGTTGGAATGAGTTATTATTTTAATTTGGAGGAACTCCGGAAAGAAATGTCCGATTCCCGTATTTTCACCAGACGTTTTGAAACAATGTTGACGTTCAAGCTGAATAGCTTGAAAGAATTATGCGGACGTTTGCCTAAGGAAAACGAGGCGTTTTTTATCGAGACAAAAAAGAGTTTTACGGCATTTACCTTTATTGTGTATCTGATAAAGCATGCAGGGCAGGTGAATCATTTGTATGTAGCGACCTATTCGACGAATGAGCGTATCATTAATGCGCTGTTCCGCTGGAAGGAAAAAGGATTTATCGGCGTCATTCATCTCCATATTTCGGAAACGATTAAGTTCCGGATGCCGAAGGTATTTGAACGGCTGATGCAGCTCTACCGGGAAGGAACGATTGAGTTGTCTTTCTCCTGGAGTCATAAGAAGATAACCTGTCTTGACACAACGGCAGGTTATTTTGTTGTTGAGGGGTCGGGAAATTACGGGGAAAATGCAATGGAAGAGCAGTATGTATTCTTAAAAAAACAAGGAAGTGTATGAGTTTCGTAGCGGACGAAGTGGTAAAATGGCGTGAAGATCCGCCATGGTTTGACCGGATAGACATGGATGAACTGGGACGGCTGGCCGGTATCGGTTATGAGCCGAAACAGATTGCAATGTATTACAATGTTCCGGAAACGGATTTTATCTGGTATTTCAACCTTGTAGGGTCTCCGTTGAAATACCATTATGAACGTGGGCAGTTGTTGCAACGGGCCAAAGAGGGTTTGGCTATGGCTGCCAGTGCGGAGACGGGGGATAACGTGACTCAGGCGCAGCGGTTTGATAAGTTCCGCCAGGCGACCGGGTATCGTAATTCGATTAGTAAGATATTTTATGACGATATAGGCTGATGTTTGAAAAATCTTATTTTGAGACCTTGCAGGACTACATTGCTTCAGGATGTACGATAGAACTGACCGGTGATGAATTGGATTACTATAATGCGCTGTATGCCCTGGTGGGGATAAATCGTAAATATGGTAAGGACAATGCAATCGCTTTCCTGATGCACGAGCCGTTTAATGTGGAACGGATGCGTGCCAGGCAGATGTACAGTGAAGCCATCAATCTGTTCTACCTGAATGATACCATAGAGAACAATGCGCACCGGAACATGGTGTTTGACAATCTGATGAAAGCTGCCCATGTGGTTCTTCAGAACGCAGTTAACTCCAAAGACATGGAAGTGTACGGCAATCTGACCGTACAGGCTGCCAGGATTAAGCAGCTTGACAGACCGGACCCGGTGAAGCCGAAAGAACTGGATGAGAAGCCTTTCAAGGTGTATGACCTTGACCCGGAAAAGGTGGGGCTTCCTTCTGCCAACCGGAATCTGTTGGCTGCTCAGATTGACTCGATGCCGGATATGCCATCCAGGGAGAAGGTACGGTTGAAACGTGATGCCAATGTGGTTGATATTGATTTTGAAGAAATGCTCGATGACCAGGAAGAAAAAACTAAAGATATTGGATGATGTGGAGCTGCGCTATTCCAATTGGATGGCTCAACTCATATCGGTTATGATGCCATGGTCGCTCTATTGGGTTGCCGGGCGTGCTTCTGCCAAAACAGTGCAGGTGCTTGCGGAACGGGTGCAGGAAGTTGCGCACGATTGTCCGGGTGCGCCGTTTGCATGGGTGTCGGATACCTATTCGGATTTGCACAAGAATATCATCCCCTCTCTTATTGACGGGTTGTCTATGCTGGGGTGGGAACTTGACAGACATTATGTGATAAACAAAGAACCGCCTCAGGAGTGGAAGGAACGGATGTACAACGTATGCTCCGATTGGAGAAATACAATGGTGTTCTACACCGGCTTTAACTTCACTTTTATCTCATTGGACCGCCCGGCAATCGGTGCGGGACGCTCTTATGTAGGCGTATTCGGGGACGAGGTGAAGTATTTCCCGGAAGAAAAGTTTACGAACTTGCTGAAGGCGGTGCGTGGCTTTCGGGTGAAGTATGGGGACAGTGTCTGGTATCGCAGTCGTACCCTTACGACCGATATGCCGAACCCGAACCATTTGGGCGAATATGACTGGATTTTGAAGCTGGCGAAGCAGAATGATAAGAAAAAGATACTGCTGATGCTGCGTACCGGTTTTGTCTACAATGAGACGAAAAGAGAATACCTGGCCTGCCTGCAGCATTATAATGAGCTGAAGAATAGTTTCCGGACCGATAGGTCTTTGGAGGCAAAGCTGATGGCCGCCGGGCGTTCCCTGGAACTTGCCGGAAAGAACATGAAACGCTGGGAAGCCCGCTGGATAAAGACGCGTCGTGGTGTATCGTTTTTTTTCATATCTTCTTCCTATGTGAATGCGGATGTATTGGGTGAGGACTGGTTCACGGATGAGTTTGCGGAAGGGCTTGAGGGTTTGGAATGCAATGTGCTTTCCATCATTCCGAAATTGGAGGCTGGCCAGATGTTTTATTGTAATCTGGCGATGAAGCATTTTTATTCGGACGGCTATCTGAATGAAGTGATAGAACGGCATCCGTTCGGGTGGGAACAGGACTGTACAGTTCTTCGTTACCTGGATGTGAGCAAGCCTCTGGAAGCAGGCATGGATGCGGGCAATATGCTTTCCATGGTTTTTGGGCAGAGGAGCGGGCATATCATGCGCGTGATGAAAGAACTGTACACGCTTCCACCGAACAGTGTGCGTGTGTTGGCGGATAGGTTTCTGTACTACTTCAAACCGCACAGACGTAAAATACTGAAGCTGTATTATGACCGTGCCATGAACAACTACAAAGGGGTAGGTGCGGATATGGCTACGCAGATAAAGAAGAACATAGAAACGGATGCTGACGGTAATCGTACCGGATGGCAAGTGCAGCTAATGTCTTTGGGACAGGGGAATATCGGCAGTAACCTGGAATATCGTTTCTTTATGGACTTGCTGAGCGGGAACCTGGAGCGCAATCTGTTTTTGTTGTTGATAGACCAATATAATTGTCCGAACCTTAAGTCGGAAATGGAAGTGACGGAAACCAAAATAGCGAGCGGTCCTAACAGTGCCAGTCTGATAGTCAAGCAGAAGACTGGGGATAAATTGCCTACGCACAGACTGCCTAAGGAGTCTACCAACTTGACGGATGCACTGAAATATTTCATATTGAGAAAGGAATATATTCGTGTGTGGAGGATAGGCAGGAGTGTATCGGGTGCTGCCTCTGTATAACACTTTTTTTTGTTGATTTCGTTTAGCCTGGCCTTGTTGTCCGTGAGGATAGCAGGGCTTTTTTGTATGGTGTGCCGGTATGGGTGGGATAGGGCGCACTACGGGCACGAAACTACGGGACTGTAAATATTTTGTCATATTTCCGAATGCGGGCGGGCGGCTGCGATTGCAAACGGACGACGGCGCGGCTCGGGCAGCAAGCTGTTTCATTCCTGCGATTTTATCACAGGAATGGGGTTTGTTCTTTGTCTTTCAATGGAATGTAGTTTTCTAAAGGGCGTTTCTCGGTTGAAAAACGCCCGAATATGGTGGGAAGTCGCCCGTAGGAGTGGGGGCGCGCGAAAATTCCGTGTGGTACGCTTGGTTATAGATACTGTATAGGGTACAGGCATAACCAAACTTAACCACACGGAATTTTCGCGTTTTAGCGGTAGAAAGCAGTGCTTTCTGTCTGTTTTTTGCACCTATGCAGGTACGCCCGGTATTGTCTATTCAAAGGATGTACCGGGCAGAGAGGTATTTTTTTATTTTTCCGTTCCTTCAACCACGGCGGGGGATTTGTTTAAAGTTAAAAGGATATAATTTTATATCTTTTATCGGATGAATATTTGTAGGATATAAAATTATATCCTATCTTTGTAGTGTAATCAAAAAACAATATGATATGCCAACAGTTTTAATTTTATTCGGATTGAAATTTAAAATCTACACAGCGGAACACCAGCCACCGCATTGCCATGTCACCAGCCAAGACGGGCAAGCCAAGTTTGAAATCAGAGACGAAGTCAAATTGATAGAGAACAAAGGTATGAAACCTAAAGACTTGAGTTTGGCAAGAGCGATTTTAGAGGAAAATCTGGAAGTTATCCAGGAAGAATGGAAAAAATTGCATGGGGATTTTTAATCCCCCATGCTTCTCAATATAAAGAAGGAGGTTGATATGAAGATTATTAAATTATGGTTTGAGAATGGTAGGATTTATGTAACCAATGACAAGGAGGAGACTTTGTACCAATCTTTGAAATTCTATCCTCGCTTGTTAGTGGCTACCGATGAGCAACGTGCAAAGTATGAATTTGAACCGTTTGGTATCCATTGGGATGACATAGACGAAGATATGAGCTATGAAAGTTTCTATTATGATGATACCAAAGAACCGGCCCCTGGCATTCAGGATGCTTTCCTTTCACATCCGGAATTGAATATCTCGGCGGTTGCCCGGAGGATGGGCATTCAGCAGAGTTTGTTGGCAAGCTATATAAAGGGAACGAAAACGCCCTCACCGGAACGTAAGAAGCTGATATTGGATACTATCCATGACATTGGCAGTTCGTTACAGGCTGTATCATTTTAG